TTGACGATCAACCTACCTACACCACAACTATTGTAAATGGTGGAGCAACTATTACAGCACAGAGTGCTAAGACTAGTATCAGCAGAATAGGCACTGTTGCAGAAAGTACAAGTTATACAGCATACGGATACTTCCTTGCACCAGCAACAGGACAGTTTACATTCTACATCAATTCAGACGATGCAAGTTATTTGTTCATGGGCGACGGCGCAGACATTGCCAACAACATTGACCTAGACAACGCCACAGTTGAGAACGGCGGACGACACTCTGCAACAGAACGCAGTGGCACATTCAATCTTGTAAGCGGCGAGTATTACAAAGTGTTTGCAGTGTTCGGTAATGACACAGGCCCAGGCACAGCAGAGTTTAGTTATGCAGGACCAAGCATTGCTAAGACTAGCGACTTCACAGGCAGACTGTTCTATAATACAGCAACTAACGGACATTAATAGATGGCAAATCGTAAGCATTATCACTTTGACATGATGGTAAGCGGAGGCTATGTCTCCGACCATACATTCAATCACAAGTTTGGTGCTGTCCCCGCAATGTCTCAAAACGAAACAGGAACAGTATGGGATGTCAGCGACACACTGTATCCTTGGGACGCATTGGACACACCAGCAGTGGTAAATGTAGAACGCAATGCAGTAGAAGACGATGGCAAGACAGTTGTGGTACAAGGACTTGATGCAGACTTTAATCCCATAGAAGACACTATAGTTATTGATGGTGCTGACACACTAGGCACATTGCTATTTCATAGGGTCAACAGAGCATTTGTTATCGACGGCGGTGCTACTAATGTAGGCGACATTGACATTGAAGCAGGAGCCGCAGGAGGCGTTACAGTTGCTAGAATCACAGCAGACTTAGGACAAACACTGATGGCAGTGTACACAGTGCCCGCAGGTAAAACTGGATACATTTATCAAGGCACAGCAACAGCGCAGGCCAGTGCTGATGGCACAGGCTTTATGATGGTGCGTTATGGTGGGCAGACTACATTCAGAGTAGGACACACGTTTGAAGTAGAAGGTGGCGGCGGACAGTATCTATATGACTTTGCGTTTCCTATACCAGTTCCAGAAAAGTCAGACATTGACATAAGAATCACAACACGCTCAAACAACGGTAGATACACAGCCGCGTTTGACATTCTTCTTGTAGACAACGACGAAGCATAAAAGATTAACCCCGGAACACTGTTTCCAATGCCCGGGGCTTCTACTTTATTACTTATTATTACAGGGCTATGCCCTAAATGTTCTTTATTGTTGTTATATTATTTATTTGTCTTGCCGTTTACAAATTCATAAAACTTGTCCGCAGCTTCTAATACAGCATCAACACCTGGTACATCTGGCATTGTTACTGTGGTTACTACTTCGTCACCGTCTTTGGCAACAGTAGTTTCAAACGCACCCATTTTAGCATGATAATCTTGCCATGCTTGATTCTGAGCAAACTCTAGAACCTTTGTGCGAATTTCATATCCGTTTTTATTTGTTGATACTTTTGGCATTGCCTGTTTAAACATATCGGCAATTTCTTGTGTTTGCTTGAGGATAGTTTCCCCGTAGGTAGTTTCTACTTTTGACATTATATTCTCCTATGTGTGTCTATGTGTGTAGTGTTACATCACTTTATTAATATAACAAACTTATTTATGCTTGTCAACCACTAACGTAATTGGCTTTGGGTCTAAACCAATTCTTTTGATTGTGTAGTCTACCTAGTAGATTGTATATCTCTTTGACTTCACGATCAATTTCTTTCACACTGTCAAGCTCCCATTCAGGTTTGATAGTGCTTTGTATGTGCGTGAGCCTACGTTCTGTAAGCACACGCATCTGTCTTTGTAGTGCCGCTTCGATGATATCAATATCTTCTACTGATAGTTCGAATTGGGTATTCGGTTTGCTCATTATAGATCAGCCAGTAACTCTTTTAGTTTCTTCTTTGACTTGCCACGTACCTTTGCACCTTTAATTGCATCAACACCTTCTTGTGTCAACTCACCTACAACAACAATAGCAATCATACCCATGCTCTTGTGTGGTGTGCATTGATACAAGTATACACCCGGTGTGTCAAATGTATATGTGTATTCTTTTGAAAGTTTTGATTTCTTTGGTGCATCCCATCCATCTGGACCAGCAATGAATTCTACATTGTGTCCTTTGGAGTCTGGTGTCCAAGTAATGGTATCGCCTACATCAATTGTAGCAATGTCTTGACTGTAAACCATCTTAGCACCGTCGTCACGCTTGTTTAGCATTTCGATTGTCATGTCCTCTGCGAGTGCAGGAGAACATGCCATCACGCCCAAGAGGGCTACAGTAGTTAATAACTTTCTCATTTAAGAGTCCTTTCAGTGTGTGAATGAATCTGCCATAGAATGGTTGACGTCAGCGTGTCCTTGTTCGTCTGCTCTCACAGCAATTACAACGTCACGCAACCTAGCATCTTCTTTTAGTGTGTAGTAGTCTATTGCGATTTGTGGAGCAGGTACATTACTTACCCTTCCACTATCTATTTCTTCTAGGTATTGAGTGTAACTTATTACAGCCTGATCCTCAAAGTATCCTACCATGCGGTGTGCTGTCTTTGGAAACAGCACGTACAGGACGAAATAGAAATGCCAGAACACAAACTGAGCAAACATTATTAACAAACGTTCGAACCAGTTAGGTTGTGCGATTTCAATAAAGATCATTAGATGCATACGCTCATTCTCTGCTTCGTCTAACAGAGTCTTGATCCAGCCACGTTCATCTGGCTGCATCTTTCTTAGGCTACGCAGGTGATTCCACATGCCAGCTACCATACCAGGAACACCTGCTACGGTTTCTAAAACTACGGCCCTATGTCCGTATCGCTTTGCGAAGAACGTATCCGCGAACCAGCGAAAGGACATAGTTAAGCCGTAGGCTACCTTATCACTAAGGTTATACTTCATACATCTGATGTTTGTACTCAGCAATCTCGCGAGCTTCTTTGTACAAACCCTGTGAACGCAGTTGTTGAATGGCCATACAGTAACCTCTGTATTCCATTGCTTTGATAAAACGTTTAAACATTATACTTCGTCCTCTCTTAGCATTAAGCGCCTTGCTTCGGCATGATAGCCTTGGCGAGATAGTTCAGCAGCAGCTCTTGCTCTACCAGCTGATTCACCAAATGCAATGATGCCAATGAATACAGCTAGAAAGCCTTTGCCTAGTGCTTTGAACATTTTAGGTAATGGGTTTTTAAATGTTGGGCGTCTAAAATTAACACCGTTGCGAGATGCTTCCATTGATACTTCCATTACACCCACCCTTTGAGATTGTCGTTGATGTTTGCTCTGCGAACACGCTCTAGTGTATCATCACCACGAGCAACACCATAGATGTCACCACGTGAGATACCAATGTCCCATAGTTCACGATCTGAAAGTGCTGTGAGTTGCTTCATTGTGCGATTGATTTGCGCACGTTGAATACGTTTTGCGTTTAGCTCTTTGAGCCAGGCCGCTACTCCTGTAAAGCCAAATGTATTGGCCGTTGCGATTAGTGTAGTCATTACTACTCTCCTATTGTCTATATATGTGTGTGTGATTTCTAAGGTTCGTCACGTACCCCGGAACTTCCCCGGCTGTGCAACCACTTGTATGGCATGGGTAATGCCCTTCATTTTTTATGAGCTGAAGACGCTCGTGAAGTGAAATAGTGCAGGATCGCTGTTCTATTCCTCTGTATTTATATTACTATACACTAATATTCTACTAAAGTCGAGTACTTTTTTTGCATTGCCGTTATACGATTTTTGCATACCTCTAAAACTTTTTACTTGACATTACCGCTAATGTATGTTTTAATTAACACAATAACTTTTATGACATCCGAACAGGAAAGGGATTAATTTGAAAATGAAAATCATTGCAGGAAATGCTAATCCAAAATTAGCACAGGAGATTGCAGAACACAGTTTTGCAACCTTAGTTCCTTCAAAAGTCAGCACATTTGCAGACGGAGAAACAAGCGTAGAGTTTTTGGATAACGTAAGAGGCGAGGATGTGTTTATTGTACAAAGCACGTCGACACCTGTTAATGATAGTCTAATGGAATTACTGGTTATGATTGATGCTGCCAAACGTTCAAGTGCGACTCGTATCACAGCAGTTATCCCTTACTTTGGTTATGCACGACAAGACCGCAAGAGTGCTTCGCGTACACCTATTACAGCAAAGCTGATAGCAGACTTGCTTACTACAGCAGGCGCACACAGAGTGCTTACAATGGATCTACACGCAGGACAAATTCAAGGCTTCTTTAATATTCCAGTAGACGATCTAACCAGTCGTTTGGTGTTTGCCAAAGACATTAGACACAATGTAGGAACAGACGAAGGCACAGTATTTGTATCACCAGATGCTGGCGGAGCAGTAAGAGCTCGTAAGTTTGCTGACATGTTTCATGCAGATATTGCTATTGTAGATAAGATGCGTCCTGAAGCAGGCAAGAGTGAAGTTATGAACTTGATCGGCGATGTTAAAGGTAAACACGCCATTCTAGTTGATGATATTATTGACTCGGGCGGCACACTATGCAAAGCCGCTGATGCAATTATGAAAGCAGGCGCATTGAGTGTTCGTGCGTATATTACGCATGGTGTACTAAGCGGAGAAGCATGTCAACGTGTTGAAAAGAGTGTACTGGAGGAGTTAGTAATTACAGATACTATTGCAGATCGTTGTCCTAAGAATTGCAAAAAGACACGACAGGTTAGTGTCGCGCCTTTGTTTGGTGAAGCAATTCGTCGTGTTACCAACGAAGAGTCTGTGTCTAGTCTGTTTGGTTAGACCTAGCGTTGTGAGTTTTCTTTACCAAAGGCATGCATTTCTAAATAGTTAATATAGTTTTCCATTGAATGGTCTGAGAAACTATCTATTTGTCCTCTCTTGATGCCCATCCATAGGCCACGTATCTTATCTTTGAAACGTTGCCAACGTGTAGGCTTGCGAACGTTACCATAACAGTTTAGATAGTGTTCTTCACCGTCGTGTTTGTATCCGATCAACCAAGGCGGAACAGTAGTAACAATGTCATTATTGTTTACCCAGCGATGATGTTTGGTTTGCATGGTATCAACATAACCTTTCCATCCTGCTCTCGGTGAGCCATATGTGTAAAGTTCTTCTGCATCACGAACGCCGTCTTCGTAGAAACAACGGGCTGTCATAATAGTTGCCATTGCTGCTCCTAGACTATGTCCACAGAACCATAATGTTTTATCTTTGTTTACTGTACGAGTAATGTCTTCTAATACCATCGGCCAAAGTTCATCTACTTCTGCTTTGAACCCTCTGTGTACTCTTGAAACTGTTTCTGATACCACAGGTGCTGCCTTTAGATCAGCTGCAATATCATTAAACTCGCTCGGTTGTGTTCCGCGACACGCAATGACTAAATCTTCTTTGTTCATAAAGCGATATGCCTGTGCGCCTTCTCTGTTGTAAAACTCTACGGTTGTAAAGCCTAGTTTTTTTACTTGCTTTTTTACTTCCGTGATGTTATCATTATACGCAATACTACTAAGTTTTGCAAATAATAATGAACGATCAGGAAAAGACATTTGTGATATCATTTAACCCTCCAAAGTGTTGCCCCATTTACAAACGTATTTATAGTTTACATAAACTAAATACAACATACGGAGTAGCATAATGAAAAAACGTACTAGAAGTATTTTACAAGAACTAAACAATTTAGGTAGAGATAACCGAAACAGTGACTTTCTCATAGAAAGTTCGGGTACTAATCTTATTGAAAGTGCAATTAATTTATTAAATCGTATTAGTGAAACATACGATGAAGCTACTTCTGCAGAACTTGAAAGACGCTTTATCAATAGTATCAAATCTGGAGATCCGCGTAAGTTTAAACGTTCTATGAATAGAATTATTGAATCAAAAGACTTAGGAACTGAAGAATGAAAATTAATGATATTACAAACGAAAAAAGTTCTAAAGGCACTGACGCTGACAAAGATACATTAGACTATAAAGTTAGAACAAATAAAATTACCGGCGGCGGCGGATCGTTAGATCAAATTCAACAGAAGTTTGCAAAAATTCCAATTGATATGGGTCCACGAAAAAAAGAAAAAGAAAAAGAAAAAAAGAAAGACGATAAGCCAAAAGCTGTAACCAAACCTGTAACCAAACCAGAAGTAACTAAGCCTGTTTTTCAGCCACAAGATCAACAACAAAAACCAAAAAATGATTTTCCTGTGAGTAAGACAGGTGTACAACTAAAGCCAGGTGATGTTGTTAACTATACTAACCAAAAAGGACAGCAGAAGAAAGCAACTGTAAACGCAATGCTACGCACAACAGATAAGCAAGGCGATTTACAAATCCAGTTAAAACTTGGCGGCGCAACATATGCTATTGACCGTGCTAATATTACAGCCGCAAACGGCGAACCGTGGGAGTTTGATCCCGGAACAGAGCGTGGCAGAGTAAAAGAAAGCATTCTTAAAGAAGGCGGAAATGTATTCAAAACTGAACCAAAAGACCCTGCCAGTGTTATAACTCAGCGCATCGCAACAGCAGACGTTGATCCAACTATAGATTGGCTTAACAAAACTTTTGGTTTTAAATTTGTCGATGCGGACAAACTAGGCACTACAGGTAAAAAGGTTAAACCAGACGGCACGTTTGAAGAAAACTCTTCGGGTGATATAGATCTTAATGTTGATGTAAGAGAATTACCTAAAGAAGAAATAATTGCAAAACTCACTGCCTGGTGCCAAAAGCAAGGTATATCTGATTTAGAAGTAATGAACAAGGGCAGAACATTTACAGGTGGTTGGGTAGCAAACGCAGGACTTCAAGTACACTTCCGTACCCCAATCAAAGGCGATGTTAAAAATGGCTTTGTTCAAACAGATTTTATGCTCACAGACAATCCTGATCTACAGCGCGGCGCAAAGCGTGGCGGCACTGAAAATTACACAGGTGCTGACAGAGCTGTACTACTTTCTAGTCTTGCAAGAGGTAGAGGATATAAGTTTAGTCCTACTAAAGGTGTAGTAGATCCTAATAATGGTGATGAAGTAGTTGCAAACAACTGGGATGAAATTGCAGAGATACTATTAGGTAAAGGTGCTACCGAAGCTGACACGCATACCGTTGAAAGTATGCTAGAAAAATTAAAAAGTGACCCAAACTACGAAGAGCTAATTGCTCCTTGGAAGGAAAACATGGAGAAGCAAGGCAAAACAGTTCCTGAAAGTCTTGCCGACAAACAATTTCGTAGACTCAAGGAGTTACTACCAAGATGAGATTTAACGAATTTAGAACAACATTAATAGAGTCAGTAAAACTTACTGAAGGTGCTCGTATTGAACACCTAGAAGATTTAGTGTTCAGAGAACTACCACCTAGCAAAGGTGCTAACCGTGCGTTACAAAGTCTTATCAATATGGAAAAGGGTGGACACACAGACGTTACTGTTAAGTGGGATGGTAGTCCCGCAGTTATCTTTGGTCGTGACGATGACGGTAACTTTATATTCACAGACAAATCAGGATTTACAGCCAAAGGGTATGACGGTAAAGCAAAGTCAGAAAAAGACGTAGAAACAATGTTTAAAAATCGTCCTGGCTATGCAAAAGATCCAGAAGGATATGGCACACTAATCAACAACATGAAAAGCGCATACACAGCATTTGAAAAAGCAACCCCTAAAGACTATAGAGGGTTCTTCAAAGGTGATATGCTTTACTTCAACAAGCCTATGGCAGAAGGCGGAGACTATGTGTTCAAGCCAAACATTGTTGAGTATCGTGTTAAACAGGATTCAGAACTAGGTAAAAAAATTGGTGCAAGCACAGCAGGTATTGTTATACACAGAGAAGTTAGTGCAGACGGAGTAGAAGGCCCTCTAAAGAACGGCGATATATTTGAAGGCAACGATGTATTAGTTGTACCTCCAGTTACAGTATCAGATGCTCCTAGCATAGACGACTCAAGTGTAAAAGAATTAAAAGCAATTATATCAAAAGATGCTGCCGCAATGGATAGTCTATTAGATATAAACACACTAACACAAATGAAAATGAAAAAGTTACCTGAAGTGTTCTACAGTTACATGAACAGTAAAGTAGACACAGGACTAGAAAAC